TAACTGTCCAAGTACCGATTGCATATGCTGGAACACCTGTACCTGCTGTGATTGTAACCTTAGAACCAACTGGATAGGTGCTGTCAAAGTAGGTGCCGAATACGTATGCTACTGTGGAACTTGTAGCATCAAAGCGTGTGATGTTTTTACCAACGTTTGCTGCTCCTGCTGCAGTTGTAGGAACAAGTGTTGCGTCCTTCATTGCATCAGTTGCAAGTGCTGTTGTAAGACCAATTACTGAAGGTACAAGTACGTAGTCAACTGAACCTGCTACATCTTCACCTGCTGTGTTTGGGTTGTACAGTGGAAAGCCATTCCATCCTGAAAGAGCGATGATGTGGTTGTCTAACGTTGGGGCTAGACGACCCGCTACTCTTGTGGTGACTGATTCTGAAAGAGTTGCACTTGCTGCATCTGGACGTGCATCGTTTGGTTGAATAGGGAAGTTTCCCCATACGAAGTCAATAGCGACCTCACCTGCGGTATCTAAAAGATTACCGTTGTTATTTACTGCCATGTTTTCTTCTTTCTCTAGAGAGTAATTGTTCACCTCATGCGCTTAGAGGCACATCAAGTCTACTTAAAATCCTCGCAATTATGGCCTTCAAGTTCTGTTGTTTCTAAAACCTCATCACAATCCCTGCATTTGAAAAATCGGACTTCATCTAGAGCCACATGCAGAGAGTCTGCATGGTATTCGCTCTGATCCATCTGTGGTCCTGCTAGAACTTCTGGAGGAAATGGTCCTCTAGGGGCGTGAGAAGAGGTCGGCACATAATGGCCCTGTACTGCAAACTTTCTAATTACCTTCATTTACTTAGCCGACTTTTTAGTTGTTGCTTTCTTTTTTGGGGCCACAGGTTCTTCTACTACTTCAAGTACTTTCATAGTCACTGCTTCAATAGCGGATTTAGCAGCCTCTTTATACCCTTCAGTAATCTTTAACAGCCCTGCTTTTTTACGTTCAGTTAAAAAAGATGGTAAATCTTTACCACAATAAAACACGGACTTTTCTTGAGTCATTCTGTACTCAAACATTGCCTCTTTATCGCAATTAGCACATTTCATTACCACTCCACTCCATGAGAAAACTTTTTGCTTTCTGTGTCTACTGGCGCTCCGCCACCCATTGGTCCTGTTCGTGACGGGGCGGAGAACATACTAGCGAGAGACTCTTTGTGTTGTGGGTCAACATCTGGATGCTCTGAAAGGTTTTGTGCTCTAGTCCAGAACTCTGGTGGGTACATCCCAAAATTGCGTAAGATCTGACCATGAGTTTTTATACTTGGATTAGCCGAAACTTTAGCGGCAAAATTTAATATCTTTTTATCTATAGAACTTAAAGGATTAACACGTGTCTGTAGACCATCATTAAAATGATTATAGGAGTCGTGGCCTTTATCTATTGCCCCAGCCATTAACGGTTCTTCTTTCCGCCCCTGTTCTTCTTCACAGGGACTCTTCCTGAAGTAGAAGGTTTTGTAATCTTTGGAGTGTAACTTGCTTGTACCTCTCCATGTTTAAACGACACTGGTTGTCCTGGCTCTGCCTTACTATGTATGCTTTCAAAAAAACTAGTCCTTCTTGCATCTTCACTGACTTTTGATTTTTCTTCAAGTTTTGCTGCTTGTGCAGTGGCTTTTGTTGTTGCTTGAAAATTTGCGGCATGAATAGCAAGAGCATGATGAATATTAGTCTCTTGGTGAATATCCCGTGCTTGACGTACACCGTTTCCATATTGATTGCCAATAAACTTGCTTACAGCCAAAAAGGGATTAGGTCCGCCTGAAGGAAGTTGGTTACTCATGGGTACATCATCCCCTAAATTCTTTATTCGGTAGCGCTAATTGTGCCTTGATTTGATAGGCACTTCTCAATGGATATCAGTCTTTCGCCCATCTCTACAAACGCCTCAAGCATCGTGTCTTGATTATCCATAACTCTAGTCTGATTTTCGTAAAGACGGTTTACTCGGTCTTTGACGGTGGTGTAACCACCATTTTGACTTAACTCACCATCCATGTTATTAAGTCGCTGCATTACACCAGGAACAGCATCACGACCTGGAGAGGCCTCTTCGCCTTCCCAATCTCTCATGAACCGTTCCATCCACTGCATAAAGTATTTGATCTTTTTATAGAACGGGCTCAAGAGCACTCCAATGCTAATGAGTGCACCAGCAACAATGCCTATGGTTGTAAAGAACGTTGTCACTGATGCATCTCCTTTAAATTACTTCTTGCCGAAACCGTATGATGGGTCTTTTGGATTTACAAACTTTGCTGCTGGTCCAAGTAGACCTGCTGCAAAAGCGCTTGCCAAAGTCTTTGGGTCAGTAATGCCAGCCATGTAAAGGGCTGCAACTGCAGCAACTGAGGCACGAAGCCAAGATGCGCCTGCAGACTTAAGTGTCTTGATATCCATATTTCTCCTTACTAATTGCTCTCCTTGAGCAATTGTTCGTTATTCTTTGGGATTACGCAGTCTAAGCGTAATAATCCAAAGAATGAATGAAATTACCGTAACTCGACCAATAACGTTCTTTGCTGAACCTGTTAAAACTAACCAGGCAGAAAAAAGGCCTACAAAGGTCCAAATTTCGCTAAAGAAGTCTGCTGATATATCTTTGAAGAATTGTTTCATTAGTCTCCAAATCTCCTTCTGAATAAAACGCCTCCAAGAATTGTTGCTACCAAGATTTTCTTGGCTTTTTGCCGTGTAACTGGTGACATGTCATTACCGATATTTTGTAAGTCATTAAATGCTGCACCGAGTGCTTGTATTGCTTCACCTGCGCCAGGTATGGCATCAAGTGCTGCTGGTAAGAATGTGCACTGCTCTATTGAATGTTGGTTACCATCCAAGTCAACATGTACATCATTACCAGAATCATCTTGTACTGTCTTACATACGTAACTCATTGCTACAGGTACTGCAACATCTGGTGCGTTAAAGGTTGTTCCACCTGGTTGTCCAATGAAAGTATCCGTTGTTGTAATCGCATCGGGAGGAATTGGAAGACCTGAACCTGGAGGTGGTGCTGGTGGAGTCAGTTTACCGTCTTCACCAACAACTTGTGGAGCATCTTTAGTTCCAAAAAACTCGATACCACCATTCTCAACACCAGGAACATCTACCTGTATATGTGCTACTAAAACTTCTTGAGGTGCTTCTTTTGGAATGTCAGTAGGTAATTGATCTGCGCTGTTAGGTACGAGACCAATTTCTTCGTATGCAGCAATTTCTTCTGGAGCCAGATACTCTTCAGGTGCAACAGCGGGTTCCCATGTTTCTGCGGTAGTGTTCTCATCTACAACAACAGGAGGTTCAGATGCAACTTCAGGTGCAGGCTCTGATTCAGGCTCTGGAGCAAGTTCAGGAACAGGTTCTGGTTCAGGCAAAGGTTCAGGTTCAGGTGCTGGGTCTACTGGCGGCTCGACTGGAACTTCTGGCTCACCAATTGCATCTTCAGGATCAGGAATTGCAACAGGAGGTTCTTCTGGAACATCGGGAACAATATCTGGTTCTGGCTCAACATCAGGAACAGGTTCGGGAGATTGCTCAACAGGTAATGGTTGAAAATCAGGAACTTCTACAAAGACTGGCTCTGGTGGAGATGGAGGAACAGGTGGAGGTGTTGGAGCCTGGGCAAATTGGTCAACAACAGTCTGCAACTCAGAAGCCTTTGTCTCAATAGTTTGACTTAAAGTTGTAATTGCAGAGTTTGCATTTGCAATAGCAGTTGAGGCTGTTAACTGTGGCAATGCGTTAGCCCTTGCAGTATCTGTACCAATGTTACTTGCAACTGAAGTAATCATATATTGAAGCCCAAAGAGAGTTTGATTAGCATCTGCAATTTGAGTTTCTATCGATGAAATATCTGGTGCATTTGGGTCTAGGGGTACTGGAACGTAGTCACCTTGACCAATACTTCCCGCAACTCCTTGAGATAAATCGGTGTCTACAATTTGAGTTACAGCACCGTTATTAGTTGCTCTGTAATTCCAACGAGCACCACCAACATTTGGTCCAGTACCAGTTACATCAGCAATCCAAGCACCGCTAGTTGGGTTTACGTCTGCGTCAAACCGTAATTGATTAACTACAGTTGAAAAGTCCATTTGAGGATATGGGCGAACATCCCATGAAATTTCTAAACTAGTTGCTGTGGTTGAATACGTAATGCCAGAACCTTGACTCCAAGTAGTCCAATCGTAACCACCAACGGATACAGAGGGTGCAGTTGGGGTTGAATAGTAGTTGCTACCTTGGTTAACACCAAATGTAATTGTTGCGTTAGAACCTACATAAACATTATGGTAAAGGGTACCTCCCATTAATAAGTCAAAAGGAAGAGCCATAAGTACACCAGCATCATCAATGTTTGCTAGTACTGAGTGAGATGTAGAGATAGTTCCTTCTAGTGCGTTAACGGCAGCCTGTGCTATAGCAATGGCTTGGTTTGCTTGATACACCTGAGTATTTGCATCTGCAATTATTGGGGCTATTGCACTTACAGCAGTTGTTGCTTGTGTAACTTCAATTTGAGCGGAAGTTACTGTGGGTTGTATACTGTCTACTACAGTTTGTGCTTGAGTTATAACGTCTTGGGCAGTTTGAACTACTTCAGAGTTTTGATAAGTAGTAGTTGGGTCTGCAGTTACAACTTCTTGAATAGCAGGATCAATAGCAGCAACTGCAGTTTGTGCATTAACTACTGCTGTGTTTACTGCTGTTGATGTTGCATTGGCTTCTGTAATTTGTGTATTAGCATTTGTTACCGCTATATCAAGTGCAGAACTTGCACCAGCCGCTTCCATAACTTGCGTGTTAGCAGAAGTTAAAGCATCTATAACTGCTTGTGATGCTGGACTAACTACTACTTGCTCTACAGGTGCAGGGTCTGTTGCATGTGCTGTTGCTGACATGCCAAATATAAGGAATAGAGTTACTATTCCTCCGCTTAATAACAGTCTTCCAGATTTTGTTACTACAGATAGTGCTGCGAATGGGCGCAGTATTCTCAATTATTCCCCTCGGAATAGTTAATGTTCCCCTATTTAACTTTTATATTATAGCGCTTTTCCCGCTTTGCGTATTACAAACTTCGATGCGACATTTTGTGAGTTAACTGATTCACCTTGTACACCTTTACCACGGTTTCCCCATGAAACTACACTTGGTTCTGCTTTTGATTTGTAACCAAGATTATTATTAAAACTAAATTCTGATTTACGTGTTTGTCTATTTGGATTTATAGACAAAAGTTTACGATTTAATTGCGGTACTTTTTCCATTAACTTCCCAATCCATCAACAAAACCTGCACCAGTTCCACCAACACCCATTCCATCAGCAGCAGCGGCTGTGTCACTACCACCACTCATTGGTTGATCATGGTCTTTTTCAGTTTCAGGTGCTGGGTTACCCATTGCACCTACCATGTAAGGGTAACCACCATACCAATAGCCATTACCAACAAACCCTGATTCGTGTTTACGGTTAAATCTACGACGTTGTTTTTCTTCAACATCTTCGGCGCCAGTAAACTGTGACGATAAGTTACTTGTTATGGCTTTACCATAACGGCCATAGGTACCACGAGGTCCACCAAAGATTCCTTTACCAGTTATGTACTCATCATTGTTTGCCATAGTTGAACACACCTTCTGGATCGTAAACTTCTAGCGCCTTTAAAACTAAAGGTGTTCCTAGTTCCCTACCGTGGTGACCACAAAAGTGTAGATCTCCACTAACTAACTTTGCACGAACCATTGCTGCTGCGCCGCATTTGTCGCAACGATCTAGCGCCGTTATTGGGGCACGAGTCTCTAAAGCAGAATTCATTAGAAGAATCCTGGTTTTGCTAGTGGCTGTGATTTGTTGGCTGCAAATTGGTCATTAATAGTGTTTGGTTTATCAGGCTGAGCGTCATCAAACTTTGTACTTCTAGGCATAGCGCCATCTTTAGAAATGCTTTTAGTGTACTGTCCAAATTGATCTAAAGATAGGCTCGTACTCATAAGATAATTTTGCCGCCTTTCTCTAGTAATGTATGCTCATACCCAGGAGGAGAAAAATGCCCAAGTATCAATATGCATGTATTGAGTGCGATTTAGATTACGAAAAAGAACGCAGTATTTATGAAGCAGAACTTAAGTACTCCTGCAACAAATGTGGTTACGCTCTTCAACGTGTGTTTACACCTTTTGGCCTTCAGTTTAAAGGCTCAGGGTTTTATAAGACTGGCGGTTAGTTGTATTCTTTATCGTTCTGTGGATTAATAGCAGAGTTTTTTGCTACTTTATCTGCTGCTTGACGGTTCTCTACTTCAACATCGGCAACAGTCTTTGCTCCTTTATCAACAGTTGAAAATGCTGCATTAATCTCATCAAGAGTAAGTTTTCCGTCATCCATAAATGCACGAGCCAACTTTTCAACAACTGCTGCTACTGCTGTTAGACCAGCAACAAGCATTGCCTTAGCAACTGAAATACCAGCAATTGCACCAGCACCAATAACTCCAAGACCGCTTGCTGCAAACACTGCAACAATACGCATTAATACGTTATTTATACTTTTCATTAACATAGACCTATCTCGATTCCCCCCTCGGGTTAAGTCTTATTATCAGTCTTGTTGGATTCCCATACGTTCTAAATAGAGTTCTTTTTCGCTCATCAAGTACTCTTCGATCCTTTTATATTGAATCTGTACTTGTTCTTCTGTCTCTTTTACTTGTTGTTCTGTCATTTCTTTGTTTAAATCCTTAAACGTTACGACGGCAAGATCCAGTTCGGTCTTAGCCATTGCTGATTTTAATTGAGCCTGTTGCCACATGAACTCAGCATGTTCATGTTTTCTTCTTAGTTTTTTTTCTTGTGTGTTAGACATGTAGATACCATATCAGAATAGTAGAGGTAGTTTTTGCGTCCTCATACCCAGGAGGCCCATATTAAGTTGTTACTCAAGAGTAACTTACTTCGATTGTGATCCGCATCACTAAAGTTACTTATATTGTTCCTTTTGAATGTATGGACCTGAAGTGAAGGCTGTAATTTTTGCTGCAATCTCCATAGCCTTCATTGGCTTGGCTCCAGAGTGCAGAGCACCAAGTGCATATGGCGCACCTGATCCAATTCCGTAAAATCCGTCTCCACTGAGCATCACCGCAAGGTCTTGATCAATATCAAATAGTTCTCCCCCACAAGCAATTATAAATTGAAATCTGAGTCCATCTTTAGATTTATCGTGGTCTTCATTGAAGTTGTACCCGTTAGCCTCTAGACACTTTCGAAGAGAGGGCATAGCCTTTGAAATAATGAAGTGATAGACATTGTCCTTATCTTTGGCAGTTAGACGAGGTGGTGTCCACATGTGCTGTGCAATGTCGCAAGGAGATACCTCTCCAGCACCTGCAATTAGCAAACAACCAACTTCACTAATTTTTGCCATGTCAGGATGACTATATTTTCTTCCGTTTTCATCCGTCACTTGATTATCTGCGAGAATGACGCACTTGTCCCCGTACTGCACTCCGATTATTGTTGTCATATTCACCCCTTAAGTAAAGAACCCTCCAAGGATATCATCAAGTACCTATGGAGGGTTGCAAGCCTAATTAGGCTTAAAGGGTGGTTTTCATCAGGGCTTCCCAAGTTTTAGGGCCCACGATGCCATTTGAGTCCAAAATGTCGTGATTGTCTTGAAAGGCTATGACTGCCTTCTTGGTGGCTGGACCATAGTCTCCGTCCTCAACCAGCGTGAGAGCGTGTTGAATGAGTTTGACGTTGTCTCCTTGGTCACCTGGTTTAACTTGTCCTGGAAAGGCTGGAATCTCTGGAGTAGGAACTTTTGCCTTAACTTCGTTGCCCTTGTAGTTTGGGCGTCCAAAACCTTCAATGAATACTGGAATACCTTTTGGATTCTTTTTGTATGCACGAATCTTCTTTACGCACTCTCCACCATTGGCTTGGCTAGTTGACTTCTTCTTTTCTCCAGCAGAGTTTCCTTCTACAGTGGTAACAGTTCCATCTCCATTGTCTTTGATAACAATACCGACGTGTTCAATCGGAGCGCCACCCGCCATAAAGTCAAAGTAAACAATATCGCCTGGCTCTGGTTTTGCTGCACCAGCATCTGTCCATGTCTTCATCTTCTTGAATGCTGCGGCACCTGCCATAGTAGAGACAGTGTTAGGTATTTTTACCCCAGCAGAATTTGCTACCCACATGCAGAAGGATCCGCACCATGGCATAAAGTTAGCCTTAGTAAATTTTCCGTACTTGGTCTCGTTGTCCTTTGGACCTTCTACATACCCGACCTCTGCAAGGGCAATCTCTACCATTGCTTCTGCTGTTCCTTTTTCTGTCATTTCGAATCCTTACTCTGGAATGGTGTCGTTAAATTTATTAAGAGGAATTCTCCAAGAATTCTCTGGAGGGTAATGATACTCGTCCTTTGTGCATTCCTCAACGGGAAGCCAACCATAAACCTCTACCTCTGAGTAATAATCTCGATCTAGGACTCTAGCACCTACAAGAATGACTCCTGGTCTGATGTCTTTAGGAAATACGGGAATCTCATCCTTTGTCCTTACAGACTTGACTTCATAGCAAGGCATTACATCTGGAAAATCTTTTCTAAAATAGTGCTCTTCATTGGTGTAAAAAGGAAATGTGAGAGGCTGCTTGTATAACTTGGCAACTGCATACTCTGCAACGATAGTCCGTACATTTGCGGCAATTTCTGGCTCTAGATACTTTTTATTTTCACCTGCGTAATTAGGGCGATCAACACTGCCAAACTTAATCATCCAACGGTTTAACGCTATATCGGCGCAAGCACGAACTTCTTCTTTAGACAGGGTAACAATCATTACCCCAGACTATCTAATTTATGTACTGGTGTCGAACTGGGATAGGACGTTCTGGGTCTTCTAATAGCGCAACGCTTAAACGATGATGCCCATTGGCTAACGTAGCCGTATTATTCTGATGCCAAATAGTTAAAGGATTTTTTATCCAGTTCTTCTTAATGTCTCCACCTAAACCACTAGAGTAAGCAACCTCAGCAGTCTTTTGTAGATCTTTACCTGAAGCCATACCTACGTTGGCAACAATCTCATTAGCAGACATATAGTCGCCAAATTGTTTAGGATTTAGATTTTGCATGGCGCTGCTCACAATCTCTGGCTAAACCAGGTACGACGTACATCTTTCCACAGGTTTTGCATTTCCAAGGGTCTCGTTTGCTATCTCCATAGTCCATGTGTCTCCTTAATTACGTTAAGTGTTACTACCAGCCTTTTTCGTGTGGTTCAACATTTTTTATTGGAATAATCATATTGGGATTAATATTCATGGCAGATGCAGTGCGGTGATGCCCCTCACCTAACATAGGTCCTCTAACTGGGTCATGAATAATCTCAACAGGTTCTTGTACACCAATCTTCTTGATTGACTTATACATGCCCTTAGACTCTTCCCACGTATCTGCTTTAGCAGATTTTAGTTTACGTGCAAGTACCTCTTTGTTGCTCTCACCACGATGAGCATCTGTCATAGGTAATTTAGCAATTTCGTGTGCTGGCATATACATAGCCATTTGTGTGTAGGAAAGGTTTTGTGCGCTCATTGGTTGGGGTCTATAGTCCCCTCTTTATCGGCACGGTAATAGTTAATGTTCTTAGTCTTCATTGTTCCAAATTGTTTCATAGATTGTCTATTATGGAATGTCTTCATTGGCTCTACTACTGGAAACTTTGAGTGTGCGTTAAATTGGCGTTGTGTGTAATCGACGACGTGCATTCCCTCGGTCGTAGGGACGTGATGGACGAAGTGGTTATAACCCTTTGGATGATCGTCATAGATCACTTGGTGCGACCCAGGAGGCAAGAACTCGTGCGCTACACGACAAGCCCTGTCGCATTCGCCTGCAGCCGAGTCTTTATTTCCGCCCATGTAAGTTAACTGATTGTTATTAGGATCATCTAAGTTACCTGTAGCGCCGTGCTCTCCTCCAAGATAAGGATGATCTTTATCTGTAAGTCCGTGGGCTATTTTTTTTAATTCTTTAGGTGTATGGATGAGAGGCATCTGCTCCCATTGGCCGCCGAGATTGTTTTCTGCACTCATTTGTTTCTCGCTTCGTGACTATAGATGCCCCATGACTTATAGTTATTAGTCACCTTATGTAGGCCAGTTACTTTAAATCCCTTTTTAGAAAAACGCATATGATCTTCTGCTGGTACTTCTACATTCTTCTCTTCATTGCGAGTGGTGGTCTCTTCATCAGTCACTTTGCTCATCTCGTCATTATCTACGGGCGCAACTGTGTACACGGCACCAAATAGGGGCGCTTGACCGCCTCGCTCGTTGTAGATGTCTGGGTGTGTCTGCGCCTCACCAAAGTCAGTTGCATATCTAAGACTAGTAGTAGCGTGTGCCACGCGATACTTGGAAGATGGCTTTATGATATCTCCTACAGTTAGGTCAACTGGAGATGCGTGATAGAACTGTCCACTTGATAAGTTGTCTTCTGCGGCCATCATTTACCCCAAGTCATTAATGTGTTCGCCACGTTTAAGCGGAGGAACTTGCCCACCAACCGCATGTGCCCATGCGTCACCCTTACGGGTTCTACTCTTTGAATGCTTCGGAGAAGCGATACCTGTATCTGATGCAAGTTTCTGCGCCTTCTCCCAGATAGTTGTTGCAACACCTAACCCACGGTAATGGTTATCTGTATTAATAGAGTACGCCTCACCGCTTCTTGCTCCCCAAGAGAGACTTCCTACTTGGTGACCTTCTTGATTGGTTGCAGTTAACATATGCGTGTTGTGAGAGTTACTTCCACGGTGATGTGTGTATTTGAATTGAAGTTCAGAGAGATTACGTGGAATGTGTGTATTTGTTGGTAAACCCGATTTTTTCATAGATACTTTTTACCATAGTTATTGCCAAAACGCTTCTTTAAGTCTGCAGGAGCAAAATGTTTGTGGGGTACAGAACCTGCCACCCTACTCTCGTCTTTATCGTGCTCTTCCTTATGGCGACGCTCATCAATGGGTGTGCGAGACCATCCACCCTTTGGCTGCATGTCATGCTCTTTACGTAAGTGATCAGCGACATCCATATCAAACTTAACTGGTGTCCATTTAAATTGCTTAGGGGATAGGTTATCTTCGGCGCTCATTAAAATCCCTCTCTAAAGTTACCGTGCTCATCCCACTCGCCATTATCGGCATCTCCTATGGTGCGATTACCGTACTTTTTACTCTGGCCAAATTTATCGTATAGGTGTTCTGATGCTGGACTGACACGATTCTGCCAATGAACGTCTTTATTAGGATATGCATCGTAGACGTGTTTCATCACACTCTGTCCATGACCTTGTCCTTCTTGATGTGACTTTAACCAGGAGACATAAACTGCTTCATCACCTTTGGGATGAATTATGTCGGCATATGCAATTACGTCACCTTGTGGGTCATGTAATTGATGACTAGTTGTTTCTGCATCAAGTTTCTTGGTACTAAACTTAAATTGTTTAGGGTTAAGATTGCTCATTAGATTCTGCGTCCCCCATCTCTGCCATTTTTTACGTAAGACTCTTTACTAGGGTCAAATTCAGGGAAGTGCTTCTTGATAACTCTATGGTTATCTTCGTAGCCAAGAACTGATGCAACCTGACTCTTAACTTTAAACTGTCTACCCATAAAGGTATTTGGATGTTCTCCTGGCTTGTACTCACTGACAGGCTCTACTTCATAGACATTGCCATGATGTACTGGATACTCTCCACCTTCGTTCACTCCATAGCCACTACGTACTCTGTCTCTAGTATGTTCAAGGGCGTAATTAATGTCAGAGGTTGCCCAGGATGTGCCGTGTTCACCGTGTCTTGGTTGAATTACATCGCCAGGTTTAAGTGTCTCAATTGTTCCGTGGAAGAGTTGATGAGATAAATTATCTTGGGCGCTCATGCAGTCATCTCCCTAGGGGGGTTGTAAGTGCGCTTGCGTACTCGATAGAGTGGTAAGTCTTCTCCTGGGTATCTCTCATCGATTGTTCCAGGACGCTCTCTGATGGTGTCTTTTCCTGAGACCGTAACTTTTGCGCCCTTTTTAATTGGCACTTCTTTTTCCCGTAAATTTCCCTCTACGTTAACTTCTCTGCCTTTAAGTGTTGACACATCTGTCTCTACATGAGATATGGGCGCACTACCGTGAAGTACGGTGCCCTTACCCCAAAAGCCATTCTCTCCAGCAAAAGTCTTAGCGACAGTAGGAGATGCACTCCAATGAACGCCAACACGAGACTTACCTAACTCTGGATCTTCTGATCTAGATAAGAACATAGGAGCAAGACCTCTATGTATAGGGAATGTCAATTCAGATTGGTTCCATTGACGACCTAAGTGATCTTGTGCACTCATCAGACATCCCTATGTAAAACTTCGGCGGCCCCTGCCACATCGCAGATGCACTTACATGTGTCTACACCACATACGCCATGGTCTAACTCATGGTCACACTTAGCGCACTTCATCAGAAGAACTTGTACTTTATTGAGTTGGGTTTTTCTTCACGTAACTTCTTAGCCATGTGCTCTGTTGCTGCGTGTGCAACCTTACCCAAGTTAAGTATAGAGCCCTCTGGTGTTGTCTTGTGCATGTAATCAAACATCTGTCGACCTACGCCGCCGCCACGGTATTTGTCGTGCACAGTCATGAAGCCGACATTGGTATCAGCAATTGTGTTAGTTATTCTTTCACGAGTTTCATTTCCTGCTTCATCCTTATGTACGGATGTGTATGAGTGCTCAGTTGGTGGTTCACGATAGAAGTCAGAGTAACCAATTAGACCTGGTTCACCCTTCGGGTCATCTGCAATGTGACCATGTGGAGATGCTGATCGAGGCGTTGGATCTGCTGGGTCATAGACAGAGAGGCGACGTGGCTCACCGTAAGAACGGATTGGGTGCTTGTATGCTGTTGACTCAGGCATGTCGTGTTCGACATAGTGGTGACCTGATGCATCACCAAACTCAGCGCTTCTTCCCATAAGGGTATTGTGACACTTAGGCTACTGCCTTGAGGTGTTACCTTCAAAAAATTTTAAGAGGGTGCCTTTTCTTCAGTTCTCATTTCAAACTCTTCTTCTACCCCGTGATCAATACTCAGATGCATTTGACACGTGGCGCATAGGTAACTGCACTTTATGACGACCCTGCTCGTGCAGATATTCTGATGAGTCATTT